TCTTCAAGATCAGCATCTTCAAGATCAGCATCTTCAAGATCAGCTCGTTCAAGATCAGCACCTTTAAGTGTTTTAAACTCTTTAACACTACCATCTAAAAACTTTACTTTATACATTATTTACTCCCTTCTTCTATTAATTTTAAACTGTTTATAAATATAGTGTATCGTCTTATTTCACTTTCTGAGTAGTTATTGTCTTTGCCTATCTCATTTACATTTTCAACCCAATACTCTAATGAATGCCCCTGACACCCTATCTTTAAATAACCTTCATGGTAGAAAGCAAAATGTTTCCCTAGTTGGAATGAGAGGATACTGGTGTTGAATAGATCAGCGTCTTTAAGGCCAGCTCCTTTAAGATTAGCACCTGTAAGCTGAGCACCTCTAAGGTTAGCTCTTCTAAGGTTAGCACCTTTAAGATTAGCATTTCTAAGATCAGCATCACTAAGATCAGCGCCTCTAAGATTAGCCTCTTCAAGATCAGCACCTTTAAGTGTCTTAAACTTTCTAGTGGTCCCGTTTAAGAACTTTACTTTATACATTATTTACTCCTTTATTTATTACTATCTATTTGTTATGTTTATAAATCGAGTCTGTTTAACGGAGTTGGGCGTAGCAGTGTCACTCAGCTATAAGCCGAGCTCCACTGACTAAGTTGGAGGGGAGAGTAGTTTACCGTCTTGCTCAGGACTAGGACTTATTGTTTAACTAAGTGTTTTAATGATTCAGGTAAAGCATTAGCATCGATATTGTCTTTTGGTTCTGCTTCTTTTTTCTTTTTAGGGGTTGGTTTTTTCTTACTTGTTTTCATTATTGCTTGAATTGCTTCTACTTGTTCTTCTATAGTCTTGCTCATATTTACTCCTAGTTTTAATAACTTATTTTTTAACTTGCACTACGCAAGATCTCGGTTTACCATCTTTATCTAGATAGTTGGCTAACATCTTATAACCTCTTACGAATTGTTGACCTTTTATGCATATAACACTAAAATCAGAAGAAGAGTAATACTTCATCTTATGCTTCTTATTACATCCGCTTATTGTAATTATAAGTATTGCTGTTAATAACCAGTTCATATTTACTCCTTAGTAGAAAAGGGCTGGCCTTTCGGCCAACCGTTTAACTTATTATTTAACTAGATGTCTTAGGTGATCAGGTAGAGCATCCACATTAATTTCAACTGCTTGAGTCGGCTTGATCTCTTCTAGTCGAGCTTTAAGTGCTTGATTAACCTCATCTCTCACTTCTTCGTCTGAGGTTACTTTGAGTAATGCTCTTAATGCTCTCACAGTCTCATCTCCTTGACCCGCTCTACTACCTGGATTCTTAGGAGTATACTTATTGCCAGAGTTAAAGTCAGGGTTTTTGCTAATCCAATTCTTAATAAGACCATTGACATAAGTATTCATTGCACTTTCATCGCTTAAGTATTTAGCTTGAGCACTTTCAGATAAGCTGATCTCATTTGCTTGAAAACCAGCAATGATAATAACTCTCGCTTTATCTCGATCGTCTTTAGTTAGTACTTCTTTGATAGGTGTTTCTCCTTTCATCTCGTAGTCAACCCCTCTTTCTTTAAGGACTGATAATAATGTATTAACTACTGCTTGTTTTTGACTTTTCATAATAACCCCCAAGGTTTTTTGTTTTGTTTTTCATATTTATAACTCGAGTCTGTTTAAAGGTGTTGGGCGTAGCAGTGTCACTCGGCTGTAAGCCGAGCTCCACTGAACTATCCTAGTATTATTTGTTCTGCTGTATAAGACTTGTACGCCATTAAGACCTCTTCTCCTAAGTCTATCCAGGACTCATATCCATCATAGTCAAAGAAGTCGAATAAATCACCTTCACTGTCATATCTAAGGGGATATTCATCCCCTTTATAACAACCCATCATAGTATGAAAGTTAATAACCCATCCACCTATTTCAAATATATATAAACACTTCATATTATCTCCTTATATTATTTTAATAAGACATTGACTACTGCTAATTCCGCTTTCGCTTTCATAATCAACTCATCACTGTCATCACAATAACGTTCACACTCTCCTACTAACTCCTCTTCAGTCATTTCAATTAACCCTTTAATATTACAACCATACATTATGATATCATCTTCCATACCATCTCCAAACATGCCGTCAAACCTACAGTCTTTGGCGAACTCCATTAACTCATTGTAAGTCTTAGTAGATAATTTTTTCATTAACCCTCCAAGGTTTTTGTTGTTAATCATGTTTATAACTCGAGTCTGTTTAAAGGCGTTAGGCGTAGCAGTGTCACTCAGTTGTAAGCTGAGCTCGACTGACTACAAGTCAATTGTTTATTAGTTGGTAATGGTAAAGTATACTACTCTTCTATTTAAGTAGTATTTCTTCAATGGCTATTTCAGCCCTACATTCTTCACAGAACTCACCAAATCCATATCCCTCTAACTCAGTAATAAGTTCTTCATCTGTCATCTCATGATAACCCTTAATCTCAAATCCATCATTCAATAATTCCTCCAGGACTTGAGTGTTTGAGTAGTTATCCCATCTCATTTCTTTCAAGTACTTTATTAAGTTTTCTTTATTTTTAGTAGATAACTTTTTCATTAACCCTCCAAGGTTTTTTGCTTTGTTTTTCATATTTATAACTCGAGTCTGTTTAAAAGCCTTAGGCGTAGCAGTGTCACTCGGCTATAAGCCGAGCTCCACTGAACTATTACTTCACATCCCATTCCTCATCTAAATAAGATTCACCATAGTTCACAATAAAGTACTCACAGTCCTCGTCATCCCACATATCTGAGTTGTCGACTACCTCATAGCCTATCTGTTGCATGCGAGCCAGTATTAAGTTACACTTATCATGATCAGTCATAATAACCCTCCAAGGTTTTTTGCTAATATTGAAATTAATATTAACAAGTTGTTGTTGTTATTGTTAAGTATATATCGAGTCTGTTCAATCCACCCTGGCGTAGCAGTGTCACTCGGCTATGAGCCGAGCAACATACTTAACTATAAGCAATTGATTTGTGAGTTGGTAATGGTAAAGTGTACGTTTCTTCCATCTGTTGTTACGTACCTGGTATTCTCCTTCAGTACAACCATTCGTTGTCTATGGTAATTAGGTGAGGATAAGAATGCTAGGTATTGTCCATTAAGATAAAGGAATGTCTCTTGGTATTGTCCTGGAACATCGGGACAAGCGGTAACATACTCTAGATAACCATCGAATGAACCATCTGTCCCATCAACTCCATCAGTTCCGTTAGTTCCATTAATTCCGTTCGTTCCGTTAGTTCCATCGACTCCATCCGTGCCGTTAATTCCATTCGTTCCATTCGTTCCATTCGTTCCGTCAACTCCATTCGTTCCGTTAATTCCGTTAACGCCATCAGTTCCATTCGTTCCGTTAGTTCCATTCGTTCCGTTACTCACAAAACTAACCTTATCACCACATGTAATATTAACTCCGCCAGAAACCGATTCACCGTAACACGATTGACCATTCGTTCCGTTTACTCCGTGTACTTCTTCAACCTTTTTACCACATCCAACCAAACTGCCTAATAATACTACCATAATTAATGCTCTCATACATACTCCTTATATTTAGGTTAAGTAGATCAGTTTATAGTCATGATCAGGACTTATGCTCTAGGAGGATTATGCTAAATGCTTTAAGTGTTCAGGTAAAGCATCCACATTAATTTCAATTGTATTCTTAGGTGAGATCTCTTCTAGTCTGTTCTTCAGCGCTTGATTAACCTCATCCCTCATTTCATCATCCAATGCCGTCTTAAGTAATGATCTCAGCGCTCTCACGGTTTCATCACCTTGACCTGCTCGACTACCAGGATTCTTTGGGGTGTATTTCTCACCACAATTAAAGTCGGGGTTTTTCTTTACCCAGTTCTTAATAAGACCGTTTGTGTAGGTTATAAATCCGTTTTCTACGTGTTTAGCGTGAGCATTCTCGGAGATGTCTATACTTCCAGCGATAAAGCCAGCAGTTATAATATCTCGTACTTTATTTCGATCGTCTTTAGTAAAAATATCACTCATTTTTACTTCGCCTTTCATTTCGTAGTCAACACCTCTTTCTTTTAGGACTGATAAGATTGTGTTTACTACTGCTTGTTTTTGTGATGTACTCATGTTAACCCTCCAAGGTTGTTAGTTGTATTTAGATCGAGTCGGTTTTCATAGACAAGATCATCGTTAAGTATATGTCGAGTCTGTTAAAGTAGGACCCGGTATGCTCTAAGGTGTTAACCTTACTTCGAGTCTGTTGGGTACAGGTACCCCGCGACTTCTGACAGAGCACTTCATACTAAAAAAGAGGCCCCACCGGCCTCTTCTCACTATATATCAACTTTAAAGTGTGTTTTCTATTTTTATTTTTATATTTTTTCGTAAATTTTCACTTCTTACTCAAACTCTATATACGCCGTTCCATGAGTGTTAAACACCCCATCTACATACGTTATATTAATCACCCCTAACTTCTCTAGGAGCTTCAACACTCTATATTGATGAACACTAACTCTCATCTTCCTCACCTAGGAGTAGGTTACCTACAACCGTACTCAACTTCTTATCATACCACTGATCATATTCACTTCCGTACACTCCAGCCATAACCTCTAGTTCTTCTGGACTCAATTCCTCAAACTCCTCATCGGCCTCTACAGAAGTCCACCTAACATTCTTATATCCAAATACAGCACAATAATTCGCCTCATAAAAAGGATTTACATCATACTCGTCCATAATATCCATCTTAATTAAAATCCTCTTCAACCCACCGTACTCATTGCGTCCAGTTATCACTTCTCCTCCCCTTCCTCTTCGTACTTGCTCAGATCCACAAGCGGTATAAAAGTATTAGTCACCTCTAAGCGAGTTAACATATTCCACAATCGTGCTTTTAAGTTCCACTTATAATGTTGATACACCACTTTCGTTAGTTTACGCTTCGTCATCACTCACCTTAAACTTCACTGTGTCCGTCCATCTAACACGCTTTGGCTCCCAAAAGCGTATCACATAATCCTGCCCCTCACCTTCCGTTGATGTTTTATTCCACCCCACCATGAAATATCTTTGCCCCATCAGCTCTATACTCTTCAGCATATTAAAAAGACATACAAGTGAATTCAACTCACTCTGGCTTATATTTTTCCGCATACCACTCTGCCCTCTCCATGAAGACATAGAACATATCAAAATCTTCCGAAGCGTCCACCAGTTCTATCCTCTTCAATATATTCAGCAAAATCATCATTGACTTCGCTTCAAGACTTATACACATATCTCACTCCTTGTCGTTACCAATTCAAACCTTCCTCGTCGTCCTGCGAGAACTCGTCTATTCTTCATCTCGAACCTTGCTTTCTAGTGTGAGTGCCCATCTCGCTTTACCACTTGCTCCAGATATGTCCATGCGCATTTTAATGTCGGAGACAATACCGAGTAGTTGCATCATTCTGATGAGTTTACATCGGTCTTTTACATAATCCGACTGGGGTGTGCGCGTGTACCCTTTGGATACTATTTTCTTAGTTTTCTTCATGTTGGTCTTTGTGTTGGTCTTCGTTTGACACAGTGAATCTGATTTTGTACTTCAATACTATAAAGGGGATTACTATCATGGCCACCAGCTGACCGAGGTTGATCAGCACTCGGGCCCACTCGTATGGAGTCATCATAGTATCTCCGATATAGACCAGTAGGTGTGTGCGGAAGTGAAGGCTGCTTGAACTTGGTAGTAACCATCTCTACCAACGGTAAAGGTCAAATCTTTATCTGGATCAACGACTTTTAATCTAGATAGAATAGACATTATATAGTCTGTGTAGTTTCGTGAACTTAATTGAAAAACATCTCTATTTTTGCAATTAACTAGTACGCATGAATTAGAACCGTCTTTACCAAATGAAGTCGTTATTACTTCGCCATTTAATATTATTTCATCTCTCTTCATTTATTCTCCGTCTCTTATTTTGTCAAATGTTTTAGATTGAAAGTCACTGCAGAGTATGTGATAATGTCGTATAGGAATAACTTCTAGTTTTAATAACAAAAGAAGTAAACGCCCATGTGTTTTGAACGTTTTGTTGATGCCCATTGTGTCTTTTGTTACCCACCCTTTATTGAGGTCGTTTAGCGTTGGTGCTTTGCTCATTTCTCTCCACATATTTGAATATATTATAGATTGCGTTTACGGTGTCGTATGTATCGCTTCTATTAAGCAGTTCTAATTTAACTAAAAACTGAAAGAATTGGTGTGCTCTTAAAGCGCTTCTTTTATTTAACTCCATAATCTGCTCACAAACTCTAGGGCCCCTAACCGCTCCGCGGTATTTCTCAACCGTGTTATTTTATTATATTATACGTGTTTGTTGGGTATAACTAGATAATGGCAGACAATATAGTAAAGACATATTTAGAACAAATGGGCTCAATACCAATGTTATCAAGAGATGAGGAGACTCGTCTGGCTAAGTTGGCATTTGAAGGCAACACTGAAGCTAAGGGTAAATTAGTTGAGGCTAATTTGAGATTAGTTGTATCAGTAGCTAAAAAATATATGAATAGTGGAATGGACTTTCTCGATCTAATTCAAGAAGGTAATATTGGGTTAATGAAAGCAGCTGACAAGTTTGAATATAAGCGAGGCTTTAAGTTTAGTACATACGCGACATGGTGGATTAGACAAGGAATAACAAGGGCTATTGCAGATTCTGGAAGAACCGTACGACTTCCTGTACACATGGTGGAAACAGTGAATAAGATCTTTAGTAATATAAAGCGCTTTATTCAAGAACACGGAAGAGAGCCTAGTGTGTCTGAGTTAGCTAAAATAATGAAACTGCCAGTCAAAAAAGTAAAAGAAGTTTTACAAGTAGCCAAAATCCCAATATCATTAGATACTAAAATAGGCGAAAATGAAGATACATTTTTATTAGACACTATTGCAGATAAAATGTCAGATAGTTATGTTGGTATGGTAGATGATGCTGATCTCTCAGCTAAGTTAAAAAGCTCTTTAAAGGATCTTTCTCCAAGAGAGGAGAAGATGGTCAGGATGAAATTCGGTCTTTCTGACTAAGTTCATCAATTTTATCATTTAATAATTTCTGAATAAAAATATACAATTCAATTTGTGCTTTATCTAAGACTTCTTCATTAGCATGATCTCTAATAAATTCCCATCTCTTATTATTTGCTTTATCTTTCATCGAGAACTACTTCCTCTATAAGTTTATCTAAAGCCCACTCAATTCTTTGCTCATGAGATATGACCTTTGCCATATCTATCATTTTAACTAAGCACTTGTCCTTAAAGGGACATGTACTGCATGGCGGTCGATTATTGCCTTGAAAGCAATCTCCACCTAATTCTATTATCATTTCGTATATGTGATTAAAATCCATATATATATTATACGAAATATTCAAAATTCCGAGACAACAAATATGGTAAAATATAACAAGGAGCAAATTATGTCAAGTTTAGATAAGCCAAATCAACCATACTCAAGTCCACCTAGTACATATCAGTCACCAATGCCGACTTATATCCCAGATGTCAGTATTAGGGGCGAAGCATGGAATCAATTAGCTGAAAACAGAGGGATTAGATTTATTCATAGAGTTGCTGCTCCATGTCCCAATATGAGATCATTGGTAGATAATAATCATGATCCAGATTGCCCTTTTTGTGATGGAAGTCAGATTCTGTATGTTCAAGATAAGGAGATATTTGGTACTTTTTCTAGTAATACGCTGGAAAAGATGTTTGAAGTTCAAGGAGTTTGGGAAATAGGAACAGCTGTGATTACATTCCCAACAGAGTATTCAGATGGTCTTCAAGCAGACTTTGGTGTATTTGATAAGCTAGAATGTCCTGACTTTCAGATAAGACTATCTGATCTTAAGGAGTATGATGGAACTGGCAAGACTGGTACTAAATATCCAATAATCAATGTCTGTGACATGACTGCTGTTTCTGGCGGAGTTCTTAAAAAATATGTACAAGGCACTGATTTTAACGTGGTAAACGGTGAAATAGAATGGATAGTTGGGCAAGAACCCACATATAACAGCATAGAAGAAATGGGTGAAGTGCTATCAATTACCTACTCAGCTAATCCAGTATATAACGTCTTACAGACATTGCATGAAATTAGAGCAACGCAGCAGATGGTGAATGGACAGAAGGTTGCTAAGAGATTACCTCAACAAGTTTTAGTTAAAAGAGACTTCTTGTTTAAGCCTGATAACGCCAATACTTAGGTAAAATGTAGTATATGAAAAGTAAAATCATAATACTAAAATCAGGTAGAAAAATCAAAAGGTATGAAGACAAGTGCCCTACGTGTAATAGTTTTAAAGGGTGGAAGGATAGGAATGCTTTGGGTAGAGAATGTCATTCTTGTGCTAATATCAAAATCAATAAAGCAAAAATAGGTAAAACCTTTAAATCTAATAAGTATAAGCATATAAGTAATGTAAATATTAATGATTTTATTAAAGTTAGAAATGTAACAAAATATAAAGTCTATTGTCGTAAGTGCAACAATGACAGAGGGTATCAAAGGCCGAACGTTTTTGATAAGCTATGCAATATTTGCTCTAGTGTAAGTAAAACTAAACAAGACTGTATTGCATTAGGAAAGAGTGGCGGATTTGTTTTTCTAGATAATGACTATATTACATATAAGCATAAACATAATTGGAAATGCAATAATTGTAATTTTACGTTTAAACGATCATTAAACGACATGTCAAAAAGACAAAACTGTCCTTATTGTAATAGATTTAGCAATGAAAATGAAGTTAGAAAAATATTTGAAGCAAAGTTTAATAAAAGCTTTCCAAATGTTAGACCTAACTTTCTTAAAAATCCACAAACTAACTTTAATTTAGAATTAGATGGTTACTGCGAAGAATTAAAGTTAGCATTTGAATATGACGGAGAATTTCATTATAAAGACATGGACTGGATTGATGATAGAAATAGATTAGAAAAAGTTAAACAAAGAGATAAACTTAAAGATGTTTTATGTAAAGAAAATGATATAATACTTATAAGAATACCTTATTGGAAAAATAAAGATTTAAAATCTTATATAAATCAACAACTTAAGGATATAGGAGTGGCAGATGCCGAAAGCGGTAAGTAAAAAACAATTTAGATTTATGGCCGCTATCGCTCATGGGGCTAAAATTGACCATGCACGTGGCACACCGCCTAAATCTGTGGCTAGTAAGTACTCAAGTCCCGGCAAGTCAGCACCAGAGCAATCAGGCGAAAACAGAGGTGGAGACTGGAATAAGCATAAAGATAAGAAGAAAAAGAAAAAAGGCATGAAAAAATCTTTTGAAGAGTTCCAAAGAGAGCAGGGTGCTGGAGTTATTGTAGTCAATGATAAGGGTCAGGTTCTTTTAGGCAAAGGACGAGATGATGAAATGTGGCAAACCCCAGGTGGTCACGTTGATCCAGGTGAAGACTTCATTGAAGCTGCTCATAGAGAGTTAAGAGAAGAAGCTAATATAGTTGCGGGTGAACTACATGAAGTTGGACATTACACAAATAATGAGTTCGATTCTAAATGTTTCGTGACTTATGAATACTCAGGGACTGTAAGAGATTCTGAAGAATTAAAAGATCTTAAGTTTTTTGATCTAAAGGACGCAATTAGCACGTGCCAGAGACCTTGCTGTATAGATGGTTTAAAAGATTATGCTAAATCTGCACTTAAGAAATCTAATAAACTAAAAGATATGCTTCTATTAGAAGAGCTTAATAAAAATATAATGCGTGGATCAGATCAGAGACAGGTTGTTTACGACGTAACTCATGGAGATGCCTTAAGATTGGTAGGCAATGGCGCTTTCAGGATGCTTAGTAAAATTACATCTACTATGGGCGATGAGGATTTTAGGGATGTTAAGATTGATACCTACACTCTCTTTCTTAGAAAACACAATAACGATGTATATTCTGGAAGAATCAGTGATGGGCATAAAGTTATTCATCAGTTTACCAATAAGTCTCTTCCTCAGATGTGTGCCGACGTTATGTCTGTATTTGAGTGGTATAGTGATGAAGATGAACATGTCTTTGATATCTTGGATGAAGAAAACTTACCAGATGATGAGATATATGGTGGATTAAATCAACTAAGTGACAATTATAAGAAACACAACTTAGCTAATATTTATACAGAGATGGAAAATATTAGATCTGAGATTAGAATGGGTAATGCAGTTGACCTTCAGCAGGTTGAACATAAGATCATGGCATTATTTGATAAACTAGAAGAAGCAGTGTACAATGTAGCCGATAAACATAATCAACTAGTTAGAGATGCTGGCACAGAAGTTGAAGAATTAGAGAGCAAACTAAGATCACTACAAAGCAAGATTGATGAGATACAGGATAAGCCTGCGACAGTAGAGGCTTACCAAACTAGACCAGTAAGTAGTGAAAAAGTATATGGCGATCATTACATGTATCTTCCTAAGCCGAAGATTACGATAGGATCAAATGGTAAAGTTATTATAACATTTGAGAAAGATTGGACAGATATGGAAAAGTCTAATTTTTTAAGTGATATGAAAGCTAAGATCATAAGTAAGAGAAAGTAATGATAGATGCTAAATCAGAAATAGAACTATTAAGACAGAGACTTCGTATTAAGAATTTACCTGAGACTGTTATAGATGGTATTTGTGATGAAGCAGCTAGAGACATAAGCATTACGACATCTGATATACTAGCTGATGCCATGAATGAGGCAGTTATGGTCGGTGGAGATGTTGGATCAGTTGATTTTATAGAAGAACTTAAGGCAGTAAGAACTGGACCAAGTTTTGAAATAATTACTGATTCAGGTAGAATGGACTTCTCAGAACCCCCATTTCCTATGCTGCCTAAACTACTTAAGAATGCAAAGGTGGCAAAAGATGGTTCACTTTATAAGGTTATCCCTATAAAGCAAAAGACAACTAATAAGAAAATGTCAGTAACTACAGAAGCAGCTATTGCTAATATAAATAATGCTAGACGAATTGCTAAAGAGCAAAGAGATACAGAAAAAGAAACAACTAGAGGAACTATTTCTTCAGATGCTATGAAAGGTGCAGATACATTTTCAGCCATGCAGTCTATTAGTCGATCTAGAAGCAAACAGCAAAGACTGGGACAAACAGATGGCCCTGTAATTAACTTTAGAACTGCTTCGAGTAAACAAGATGCTCATCGCTCTTGGGTTATTCCAGGTAAGACGAGGGACGTAAGTGCTCCATTGAGAGAAATAAATATGAGCATGCAAGATAACATTGATAACGCAATTGAGGATATTATAAAGAAGCATGAAGGAATGTATTAAGCACAAAAGCACACATTGCAGTACACCTTATAATAGAAAAGTAAATAAGGTTGGAGGTATAACTTGAGTTTTATAATGCCAGAAGTGGCTTTACAGAGAATGATACAGACTGGACTTAAGAATCTTAGGTCAAATCGTCCTGCATTCGACTGCATCTTTGCGACATACTTATCTACAGAGATGCAAGCAAGTTATGGACAAGCTCACATCGATAAGATATATGCTTGGTTTAGTGGTACAGCTATGCCAGTTATGCAAGCATGGAGCTTTGATGGAACAAGAGTTCCTTCTTATACAGTTCACTTGGCTGACGAAAGCGAAGATGAAAGCAAAGCAGCTTTCGGTGACTTTTGGGGAATGGGCGAAGGAGAAGAGATGCTTACTGGTGTAAGTACTGTATCTTTAGATATCGGTATTCATGCAGATAAGTCGAAAGATCATGTACTATGGTTATACTATATCCTAAGTTACATTTTCTATAAAGAGAAGCCATTGGCTAGATGTTTAGGTTTACAACTATTTACATTTAGAGCTAATGATTACAATAAAGAAAGTAAATACATGGCTGATAACGTTTGGTCTAGATGGGTTAGATTCAAATGTACAGTTCAGAACTATATTGAAGGTGAGAAAGCACAATCATTCGATGTTGAAATCGATCTTAATGTAACTAATCCAGATGACATTGAAGTTAACGTCGATAATTCAACATTAACAGAAGAACAAGTTGTAGATTCTACATTTTTAGACCCTACAAGATATGATAAATAAGGAGAATATCGTGGCTAAAAGTAAGAAAAAAGAAGCTGAAGAGCTTAAAGCCAAAATTAAAGAAATGGAAAATAAGAAGCGTGAAGAGGTTGTTGTAGTTCAACCTGATAATAAAGTTTCTTTTGATTCTTGGTATCACCAACGTAAGAACAAGATCCCTAAGCAACACATGAAAGAGATACTTGCAGCTGACTTTAAATCTAGAGGTTTAAAAGAAGAAGCTACTATGGAAGAGTATGATAAAGCTTTAAGACTGTACGGAATCAAACTTTGATAGATTCAAAAAATTGGATCATTAAGCGAGAGAATTCAAAGTCTACTAGAAAACTATACAAGTGTATTTGTGATAAGTGCGGAGCAGATAGAGGATTTAAGCGTCTGAATAAAGACGGAAAAGGGATGTGCCGGAGTTGTGTTTCATCTCACTTACATAAAGGTAAGTCCGTGTCAGCTGAAACTAAACTTAAGATGAGCAAAAGCCACTTTTTAAAAAATGGTGGAACTCATCCTTTAAAGGGCAAGTCTCATTCAGTGGAAACTATAGCAAAATTATCTAAAGCAACCACAGAACAAAATAAAAAATACCAAGGCTCTGTTCCTTATATTGGCAAAAGTGGTGAAATTGGAATGAGGTCTGGCTGGGAAGTTAAATATGCCTATTGGCTAGATGACAATGATATAAAGTGGGAGTATGAACCTACTTTTGAATTATCAGATGGAAGATGGTATACCCCTGACTTTAAATTAGAAGATGGCACTATAGTAGAAATTAAAGGCTATTTTAGAGAAGACGCCAAGATTAAATGGAGAATGTTTAAAGAAGAGTACCCTAACCTTAAGAAATCACTACTTATGAAGAAAGAGCTTAAGGATTTGGGTGTGTTATAATAATCAAGTAACGTGTAACAGGTAATGTGTAACAAGTAATTTAGGAGGCCAACGATGGCAATTAATGTATCATTTAACGGAGCAACTATTTATAAGCCCGGTGCTTATTCTAAGACCAATATAGATCTTAGTGGAGGATTCCCACTAGGACCAACTGGATTAATCGCTATCTTTGGAGAATCTACAAGAGGTAAACCAGGATCTGAGGAATCAGCTATTTCAAAGAATGTATTTTCAGCTAATCAAATCGCTGAAGCAAGAGCAAAATATGGAACAGGGCCAATTGTGGATGCAATGAACTTTTTGTTCGCACCAGCTTCTGACGGAGCTATTCCTGGTGGAGCACAAGCTGTATACGTATATAAGACAAATGCTTCTTCTAGAGCAACTCACACTTTGGCTAACACTTATGGAACTCTTAGAGCCTTAGAGTATGGTATTGGTGGTAACACTATAACTTACACCGCAGCAGAGACTGCAGAAGTTGCACCAATTGTTACTGGTATTAATTATGTAGCAAATGCTGCCGATGCTGGAGCAAGTATAACAATTGCACTAGATGGTGTTGAGCAGGTTGTAGCTATAGCTGCTGGAACTTATGCAAACGCCGCTGCTTTAGTGTCTGCTATTACTATTACAGGTGCTACGGCAACTGCTGACGGCGAAAAAGTAGTTATCACAGTAGATGCTGATGCAACTGCTAATCAAAAAGGTTATGGTAAGAGTATTGAATTAATTGATTCTACTCCTGGTGACCTTGCAAAGATTGGACATGTTGTTGGTATGACGCTTTCAAGTGTTGAATCTGCAATGACAGTAACACTTAAACAAACAAGAGATCTTTTACAAGAGCAAGATACTGTTGGTGGTAATGTAGTTCTTACTGCTGGTTATGATGGTTCTGAAGCTACTGCTTCGATTACCGTTGATGCTTCAAATGTAACAATGACATGGGGAACAAACACTGCGGTATTTAATAAGACAGCTTATCCTACAATGCTACAATTAGTAAATGCAATGGCGCTTACAGCGAATTGGGAAGTTGAGCTTTCTAGCGTACTATACAACTCATTATCTCCAGAGGCTTTAGATCAAGTTGTTGTTGGAGCTAAAACTTCTGACGCTGCTACGATTAAGCCAGCAAGAATTAAGAAAGATGCAGCTGAGATTGCAGGGCTTTTCACTGATTCTGTTATCGCTGACATAACTAGTCAATCAAAAACTGGACTTATGGATGCTAAATCTGAAGTTGCTCTAGCTGGTGGTTCACTTGGTGCTTCTACTTCTGCTGATATGACAGACGCCTTAACCGCATTTGAGCAAATAAGAGTTAACTCTGTAATACCTCTATTCTCAAGAGATGCCATCGTTGCAGGCGATACTGTTTCGGGCGATGTTGCTGATAACCTAACTGATGTAGCTTCTAGCTACACTATCTTAGGTATCCACCAAGCAGTTAAGACACACTGTAACCTAATGAGTACAACTAAAAATAGAAGTGAGAGACAAGGTTATTTATCATATAAGAATGACTTTAGTGCTTCAAGAGATAGATCAGCATTGTTAGCTGATCAAAGGCTTCAGTTAGCTATTCAAGATTGCCGTAACGTAGATAGTCAAGGAACAATCAAGTGGTTCCAACCATGGGCACAAGCTTGTTTACTTGCTGGTGCAAGAGCAGGTGCTCCTGTAGGTACTCCACTTACATTTAAGTTTTTTAACTTAACTGGAATTAGACAAACAAGTCAATCAATGTCAACTGCTGAGCAAGATATTGTTAATGACTTTAATCCAAATGCAGATGCAATTTCAGCTATTAAAAGCGGTATTACCTTCTTTGAAGCTCCTCAATCTGGTGGAATTAGATGTGTTGTTGATAACACGACTTATCAAAAAGATGGTAATTGGGTTTACAACAGAGGTAATGTTATGTATGCTTCTGATGTTCTTGCTTTCGACTTCAGGAATCAATTGGAGAATATCTTCATTGGCCAGAAGAATACAGTTAAAGCAAGTGAAGTTAAATCAGTTGCTCAATCAATCCTGTCAACATTCCTAGCTCAAGGTATTACAGTAGCTACTAATGAGGCTCCAAACGGATACAAGCAGTTAGATGTTAGCATCAATGGTAACGTTATCAAAATAAATGCGATTGTAGTTTTAGTAGAAGGCATAGACTTTATCTTAAACGACATTACTATCACAAGAGTACAGTCAGCAGCTTAATTTTAAGTATAATAGAAGGGTCGAACTATGTTCGACCTTTTTACACTAAGGAATAATGATGGATAAACTAGAAGAATTAGAAAAAGCATTAAGAGCGTATCAAGAGCTTCTCAAGAATGCTATGATGGATCAATATGGACAACCAGCTGAAGCTACAATAAAATCTGAAAAGTTAGATGATGGCAAAATGAAAGAAGAAGAGAAGAAAGAAGACGGCAAAATGAAAGAAGAAGAGAAGAAAGAAGAAGAGAAAGACGAAAAGAAAGATAAGAAACTAATCGAGCGCATGCTAAATGAGCATGATAAAAAACAAAACTTAAAGAAGTCAATCGAGGTTATTAATTTTAATAATAACTCACAGTGGTCCATAGACGACTAATCACCACCTAAAACATGTTACACTTACTATAAAAACCATGCTTTGCATGGTTTTTTATTTATTAAGATATTCTAAAACCTCAAGTGATGTACCACTAAACTCACAGTCTTCACTTAAACTAAGCATTCTCTTAATGCGCCTTTTAATAGTGTCTGTTATTTTTCCACCTCTAGCAATCATTCTTTGGTTTATTATATTTTCATCTTCTACTATAACTATTAGTCTTATATTAAATAAATGTCCATATGTTTTAATGAATGTAGATACTTTTATAGTAGGGTCATGCAGTAGTTGTTTGCTATTATTCTTAAGTAATTCATATACATGGTAGTTTTTATTTACACCGTCGTAAGAAATATAATGAAATTTACTAGTAAGTTGATCACATACCCATGATTTACCTGAACCTGGACAACCTGCTATAAGAAATAGATCTTGTTTGGTTTTCCTATATGTCTCTATTTCAGATTTAAACTCTTCATATTGCTCTTTAGTATTGTTTTTATTTCCATATATATTATGGAAAGTTTTATGTGCTGTTTCAGATAAACATACTAAATTATCTAAGTTAAAGCGTTTATCTTTATTGTCATGCCATCCATCTAAATGATGAGCATTAATTTTATTACCCTTAGATCCATATAGGTCACATATGTAATTAGCATTAAGGAAACATTGTTGACGAATGCCTGAATAATCAAATTTAATTCTTTCTCTTTTATTTTTAGCTGTAGTAAAATCATCAAATTCTTCTAATTTTATTCCACGATTTCTACAACTTAATTTAATCTTTTGATCCCTAGTCATGGTCTTATTCTTATTGTGAGCCTGTTTATCTCTCCACCTATTGCCCATCTTAAGTTTTGCTTGCTCAGAGTATATGTTAACTAACCCCCTATTCCAAGGCGTTTTTCCTCTATGAGCTTTAGACATTTTTTCTTTTGTTTCTTCTGAAATGCTTGAGTGACTAATTTTACCAGCACAACTTTTGCATAAAAGGCCTATACTCTTTTTAGGCAGATAACCCTTATCTTTGCCGCATGATGGACAATAGCATTTATACTTATAATCATATCTTTTACCACATTTTCTATATTTTTTTATTCGTTCCATGCTTATACTATACCCAATCTTGATATTTGCACTCATGCTTAATCTATTTCATGTTATAATAAAAAAGTTATATAAATAACAATAAATTCAAGGTAAGAGGAACCGAACCTCAAGGAGAAAACAATGGCAGGAAAGACACCAAGCTTCATCACGGGAGCTACGGCAAAAATTAAAATTGGTGCATTAAACATGGCATATGCTCAAGATGTATCTTACAATGTTACAGTTACGACAATTCCAGTAGAGACCATGGGTCGCTATGAAGTTGTTTCAAATGAGCCAGTAGCTTATTTTGTAGATGGTACTTTAAGTATTGTTAGATACACGAAAGAAGCTTCAGCTATGAATGGAGCGGCTGTAAACGGAAACTCAGTAGAACAAATGATCAACGCTGCTGGATCTGGTGGGGTTGCTGGAGATGGATTTGATCCAGCTCGTATGATTTGTTCAGAGACTTTTGATTTAGAAGTATTTCAAAAGCTTTGTAGCGGTGGTACAGAGTCTGTGGGGAAACTTAGAGACTGTAGATTCACTAGAAAAGGTGGAGCAATCAACAAAAGAGGAATCTTGGTTGAACAATTTGCTTTCAACGCTATCCTTATGGATAATGATTCTCAAGTTGAAGTTGGGAATTCTGGCGACAACGACTTAGAAGCTTAATTAATTAGCCCAGCTTCGGCTGGGCTTCTTTTAGGAGTTTAGATGGCTGGAATGAGGCCTTTCTTTTTAACAGGCGCTAATGCAAAAATTAAAGTGAACAATAGGACTTTGGCCTATGTTTCTAGCTTATCTTATAGCGTTCAAGTGAAGCATGCTACACCTACAGTGTTGGGCATGTATGAACCTAGTTCTATAGAACCAACAGGTTACATAGTAACTGGTTCTTTTTCCGTAGTTAGATATATTGCCGATGCCACAAAATCAGGTGGAAAACAACCCGATGGAACAACTTCTGCAGGTAATGGAATTGGATATTGGGGTAAAACTAGACCCACTGATGGTAGAGCTCATGAAGCGCTTAATCCTTCTAAATTAAAAAATGCAACTGGATTTGATATTGAGATATATCAAAAAATATGTGGAGCAAACATTTCGGTGGCTAGAATAAGAAATGCTAGAATAACTAGAGCTGATCTTAATATGGGTACTAAACGAATGGCAACACAAACTTTTAACTTTACAGCAATTTATGCAGACGAAGATAGTTTCCTAGCAGATTCATCTGGAACTGGACAACAGTTCTCATAAGGACGGACGATGGGCGATAAGAATAAAATTGACAGAACGCTTTCACCCGTTGATGCTTTAGTTAATAACATTGTTGAGCAATTTGGTGGGATATTCTCTATTAAGCCTATGGCTAAATACCTTAGTGGTGCTCGCTGTACTTTAAGAATGAATGGTAAAATTATTGGTTTTGCTTTCAGTATTCAATGGAATATTGCAACTGATGCCACTGAAATAAATACAATAGACGACTACATGCCATATGAACTTGCTCCTAGTAGAATAACTGTATCAGGTAGCATAAGTGGCTTTAGAATACCAGGAAGCGGGCCTGGACAGCAACTACTTCAAACTGATTCTCTTAACTTTTTATATCAAAGATATATAGAAATTGAAGTTAGAGATTCCCAAACAAATAACCTTATCTTCATAACAAGAAGAGCTCTTATAACTAGTAGATCTGAAAGTATTAAAACTAACTCTTTAGCAGAAATGACTTTAAACTTTAAAGCAATCGGATTTGCAGATGAAAGACCACCAAAACAAATATCTAAGGATAAATTAGAAGAATCCGTTCAGCCTGGAAGTGCAGACCCTCTTAAAGCAATAGCAGATAAAGCCGGTGATGCTTTAGATAGTGCAAAAAAAGCTGTAAGTGGTTGGGCACCTTAAATATATCTTTTAACTAAATTTGAGTATAATCTATATGTATATATACGTATAAGGAGAAAATATGGATTTACCTAAAAATGAAAAGTCTTTTCAATTAGATCACACTGGCGAGGTTACTGGCAAAAAATATGACGGCACTTTTACTGTAGTATGTATGCTAAATACTGCACAGAAGAGAGTGTTAGAGATTGAGAAATCTGCTTTATCGGCTGATCTTTCAAACCCAACTGGCAATCTATCTGCCATCGCAACTGTAGTAGCTAACTTAAGAGTTAGAGTTATTAGATCACCAGACTGGTTCAAGCAAGCCGTTTCTGACTTAGATTTACTAGATGAAGATGTGTTCTTTGTTTTATATGGTAAGTGTTTAGATCAAGCCGACGAATGGTTGAAAGAAGTTAAGGGGGATGCATTGGGGGAGCAAAAAGCGGAGAACACTCAAGTAGAGAGTTAAACAAACTTTCAATATATGATGCTGTTCAAGAACTTGCTAAGAAGAATGCCTTTGATAACAGCGGTTCACCGCAAGCTTTAAAACTATATTTAGATAGCTGGTGGTCAAAGACATATAATCGACCACTTAAGGATCCTTTGCTGGAGTC